GGCTGCTACCTAGCCAAGCGGTGTTTGTGAATAGGTTGTGGTCCGCATACCGCAAAAGCCCTTGCGAATTAATGAAAGTGCCTTGGCTTGCACGGCTAAAAGTGAACCGCGAATCCAGCGCCGACATGCTCGTAAAGTCCAGCGAAAGCGTTGAACCGTCGCCGCGTCGGACCATGAACGGAATGTAGGAATTACCCTTCACGCTTTGCGCCCTTCCTGGCCGCACGGCAGCAATTCGGCTTTACGCATGCCTCGGGTTGGTCGGGGTGAAAATCTGCCCGCTCGGCCCAACCTAACGAAATGAACTCGACCGCCCGAGAATCCGAAACCTCGTAGGTTTGGCCCTCTCCGAAACCCTCGTCACAGGTTCCAACGGTTTGGAGCATTCTGATTTTCATGGTGTCCCTAAAGCCCCCAAGGCGGTTTCCCGCCTTGGGGGCGTGTATCTCATCACTCAGCCGATCAGGATGCCGCGCCGCGCAGGTAGCGGAAAGCGTCCATCTGAGTCAGCTTCACGTCCACACGGCTTGTGCAGACCATGCCCACGTTGTCCTCGTCGGCGTAGCGCTCATTCAGCACGCGAAGGCTGAACTGGCTCCGCTGTCCGATCACGCAGTAGTCAAAGGCGCCGATCATGCCGCAGATGCCGCCGCCCGACGCGAAGCCCTGCGAGCTGGTCGCCGGCGCGGTGACGTAGTGCGACGCGTAAACGGGGATACCCATGATGCGGTCCGGCTCGCCGAGCTGACCCGAAGGCTCCCAGAAATACTGGAGCTGCGTGGTAGCGGCAGTAGCGGCCGCCTTGCGGATATAGCTGAGGGCCGTATCCGAAAGGAGGATTGCCGCGCTCGGGTGCTGGCGATACTGGCGGGGCAGGCTGTAAACCCAATCGATCACCTCAGCAGAGGTAATAGCGTTATTTGCAGCAAGCTGCTTACCGACCGAAGGACCGCCCGACGAAAGCGTAAGCACGCCGGTCGGCTGTCCCGAAGCGCCCGTACCCACAAGGAAACCCTGCTCTTCCTTCTCCGCGAAACCCTTGGCGAAGGAATTGGTAAGGATGTTCTCCAGGCTGAAGCCGGGACCGCGGGCCGGCGCATCCTCCAGCAGCTCGCGCGAAACCTTGGTCAGACCCGCCAGCTTGCGCGGGGTAAGCACGGTGTTGGTAAACGTGCTGGAAGACTGGAAGGAGTCCGTAATAGCCGTGCCTTCGCTCGTCCAGTTGACGCTAGCCACCGCGCCTTCGATAACCAGGTCACGCTTCCAAGACCCCATCGGCATGATCTGCGAAATCTGCCGCAGGGTAACAACCTTCTGAAGCTGCTCGAAAAGCTTGTCGCTGAACTCGGTCGGGGCAACCACGTCGCCCAGGCCCGATCCACCCTCGCTAAGCGCTCGCTGCTCGGTCGGACCGACCAGCTCGCCGCGGCGAAGGTATGCGTCGAAAGCGTCGCGGTACTCGGCGGTGTCAGCAAACGCGCCCCAGCGCTCCGACTTCTTGCCGGCCTTGGGGGCAGCGGTGCGGCGCTCCGGGGCATCGGGAACGTCAACCCAACCGATCGAAGAATCCTTCTGTGCAAGGCTCATCATTTCGTGGTTGCGCTCGCGCTGCTGCTGAAGCTTGCGGTACTCGGCCTTCATGTCTTCGAAGCGCTTGGTATCGGCCTCGCTCATGTCGCCGCCGTTCTCGTTTGCAGCGTCGATAAGACCCTGCATCTCGCGGTAGAGATTGCCCATCTTCTCCACCAGTCCTCGGTAAGTTTCCTTGCCGTCCATGTGTGTCCTCTTTCTGTGCAGGCTTAGGCGCGGTTCACGTTGAGCACGCCGGAAGAGTGAAGTAGGCAACCGTCAGCCCGCACGGACGCGACGAATGCCGTAGTGTCTGAATCGCTGTACCTCTCCGAGAGGCGGGTAACAGTAAACCCGGCGAAGTTCGTAGCCAGCAGGTACTTGGTCGGGTCGAAGAACATGACCAACGTATCGCCGGCGGCCGGCGTGGTAGCGCTCAGCCTGTAATGGATGGTCGGAAGACCCTCGACGGTGGTTCCCTGCTTCATGTTGCCCATGAAGACCGGGAACAGGGGCGGGTAGAACGTCGAGTCGAAACTGGCCGTAAGGCGGGCGTTGATTACCGCCACGCTGTTTACGTAACTCTCGTAGCTCATCGGAGGAAGCGCCGCATTGGTAGCACCCCAAGCCGCTGCAAGAATGTCGCTCGTCTTGTTGGTGGTGGCAACTCCGGTGCTCGCCGTTCGGCTGTAAGCCTTGGCCGAATTGAAAGCGCCCTGGCACTCGCTCGTACCGTTGCCGATGAGAATTTGGCGGTTGATTTCGCTCTTCAGTTCGCTCGCCATTTCTTTCATAAGAAACTCCTCGACGCTGGCGGCCGAAGAGCTGTCTTCCAAAAGTTCATTCGAAACCCTGCACCAAACGTGAACCTTCTTCAGCTGGAACGTGTAGGTGGTCGAGCCGCCTGCGCCCTGCTGCGGAAGGGCAAACGCCGTTCCCGACGTGTAGCTCTCGGTACGCAATCCCTCGGTTCCGATCACGGCAGTAGCCGCGGCGCTGCTACCGCCGCCGCCGGTAAACCCGATGGTGGGAGCCGACGTGTAGCCGCTGCCCGTGTTGGTAACGGTGATAGCCGTAACCGCGCCGCCCGAAACGGTCGCGGTAGCCGCGGCTCCGCTGCCGCCGCCGCCCGTAAACGTAACGGTTGGCGCCGTGCTGTAGCCGCTGCCGCCGGCGGTCACGTCAATACGAGCAACCACGCTCGTATTGTTCACGGACTCCGAACCGACGTAAATGGGAGCCGTGAAACGCTCGGCACTCTGAACCTTTCGAACGCGGCTCAGGATTGCGTCCTGGTCGATGGCGGCGTCGATAAAGTCGGTCCACCCAGTTGGGGCAATGCCGCTACCCAAACCGCTTCCCGCAAGGGTCAGCGTTCGCAACTCGGTTTCCGTAAGCGCCGACGCGCCGCGCCGAAGGTAGTTCTGGAACAGGGCGCGGTATTCGTCGCTGCCGCGGTCCAAGCCTGTGTTGGTTCGCATTTCAATCTCCGTAAAAGCGCTACGCGGCAAAAAAAAAGCGCACGGGCGTAGCGGTTGTAGTCATCCAGTTACAAACGCTTCGCGCCAATGCGCCACAAGGGCTACACGGAGGCACGATTTACGCTCCAATCGGGTCGCACTAGGCGGGGGCCGTTGGGCGTATTCAAATTGTCGCCGCGATTATCGCACGCTAAAACCGGCGTGCAAGGGTCAAATAGGCGGCATCAGGTGGATACGCTTCCGCGCCGGCTGTGAAGCCTGGCGGGCTTCCACGCTCGTCGTATTGTTCGCGGGGAACGTTACGAGAGAAATTTCCAACAGTTCAGCGTCGCGGATGATTCGAAGCGGCTTATCCGTGCCCTTTTCGTAGGTTTCGTCCCGAACCTGAAAACCAAACGAGCATTGGGTAACCACGCCGGACTTCACCAGCTCGTAAGCCTCTCGGCCTGTCTGCGTATCGGGAAGGGTTGCTTCGAAACCCAAACCAACCTCGTCGGCCCAAAGGCGAAGATTGCCGGCACGCACGCGGGCAAGGGGCTTGCCGGTGTCATGGTTCCAAAGCAGCGCAATATCGCCGGCGTCCTCTAGGGCGCGATTGAACGCGGCGGGGTCTAGCCGCTCGTCGAAAGTGCCCATTGAATACGTGTCCCAGGTCGCTGCATAACCGCGAACCCGCAGCGAATCCGAACCGCTAAGGGTTCCCTTGTCTCTCTGCTCACGCTTCTGCATTTGCTTTCTCCAAAATTGGGAGGTTCAAGATTTCAAGCTTCAACAGGTCGAGCATGGACGCCGCCGCCGCCCCGGGAAGGGTGCGCCATGTTTCGATTGCATCCGTAAGCCTTGCAATGCTTGTAACGCTTCGGCGCAACGTGCGGCCGTGTCGAAGCAACTCGGATTCGAGCACCGCGGCGGCTTTTGATTCATTCCCAAGCAAGCGCCCGATGCCCTCGACGGTCGAACGCAAGTCGGCTTCGATGCAATCCAACGGCGGTTCCCAACGGTCGATTTTGGTTTGGGTCCGTTGACGCAAGAGGTATTCGGAAACCCGGTCAACGTGCCGGCGGAATGCCGCTTCGACCGCAGGACGAACCGCGGCCAGGGCAATGGACGCCCTTTCCTCTTCGTCGATTTCCTCGGTATCCGGTTCCTCAACTTCTGTGGCCGGCTCCGAAATCACCTCTTCCGGGTCCAGGTCGATTGATGGCTCCTCGGCTTCCGGCTCTTCCGGCTGCGGCGCTGGCTGCTGGGGCTGTCCCGGCGTTTCCGTATTCATCGGAACGCGGATGGCATCGCCGCCCTCGACCGCCGGCCGGCCCTCCAGGGCGCGGGCCTCATTCACGGTAAGCACCCCGTTGGTAATGCCGATTGCGTACGCGTTGAACCGCGTAGACATGTCCGCACGTAGGAGGGTGTCAAACGAAACACGGGTGCAATAGTTCTCGCCGCGTGGAATGAGCTTCCGCGAAGCCTCCTGTTCAAGACGCACCGCCCAGCTACTAAGCGTGTGCTTCACAAATTCGGCGTCCGCCTGTTCTGAACTTCCCCAACTAACGGCGTCCGTGTCGCCGACTTTGTGCGCCGGAACACCGAATGCGGCGGCGATTTGCTGCCGGCAATACTTCCGCATTTCGATCAGGTCGGCGTCCTTGAAATTGGCGGCAATCGGTTCGTACTTCAATCCGTCCTCAAGCACCGCCACGCGGCCGGCGCGGCTTGCTCCACCGTGCGCGGCTTGCCAAGCCTCACGCAAACGCTTCGAAGCGTCGGGGCTGAGTCGGCCGGGCATCTGAAGGGTTCCCGCTGGCACGGCGTTGTTTGCGTAGAACGTGGTTACGTAACGCTGCACCTCCAGTTCCAAACCGATAATGTCGCGCATCAGGTGAATCGGGGGAACGCCCAAAACGCCTTCCATTGTCGGGCCGGTGATATGGAAAATGTCGTAGGCTCGGAACTTCCGCGATTTCTTCTCCGCGTCGGTTCCCTTGTATTGTCCGCTCCAAACCTGGTAATACGGTTGGTTGTTTTGGTCGCGGTAAATGCTCACGTAGTCAGGTCGAAGCAGCTCCAGCGCAACAGGACGGCCGGCGCGGTCGCGCTGGATATACGCGTACCCGTTGCCTGTAAGTAGGCAATTGGTAAGCAGCGCTTCGCGGAACGCCATCGCGGTGTAGTCCTCGCCCGGCTCGTAATTCAGCAGTCCGTAAAGCGGGTGATTCGATTCAGCAACCTTGCCGCTTTCCGTTTCGCGCAGGACTTGCCATTCCAACCGCGAAAGGCTCGACGCAATCAGGCGCACGCACGCGTACACGCTTGGCGATTCAAGCGCACGCGTCGGGGTGATCGACTCGCCGGTATAGCTGTACGTCTGTACGTAGCTCTGCACGGACCCCGAAATCGTCTGCCCAATGGGAACCGTTTCTTCGAAATCGGCGCGTGGTGGGGCCGCCCCTAGATAGCGGCGCACAATGTCCTTTAGACCCATGTAATGTCCCTTTCCTCGTAGATGGAGGGGCCGGTATCAACCTTTTGGTGTAGCCAGGTTGCAAGGGCTGTTACGAGAGCTGCGGCCGGGTCGATACGCTCGGTACTGCTAGCCTTCGATGGCTTCAGATTGCCGGCGGGATCCTGGTCGCAAACGACGTTCGAAATAGCCCAGTTCAAAAGCTGGCTATCGGGATGCCTGATTTTTCGGGAAACCACCAATGCTTCCAGTTTCTTGGAGGGTTCGCTAAGCGTGCGGTAGCCCTGGCGAACTTCCAGCATCGGCACGCCCTCGCCGTACAGCTGCGTCGAAAGCTGCGTGGCGTTCCAAGGGTC